AGGAATTGAATGTTTCTAAGGTCATTATCGTTCCACTTTGGGTCAATATCAATAGGAACTGGAATGCTTCCGCAAGTTTCATAGGTAGGTGTTTGTGTAGTAGTCATAGTATTTGTTTGTGTGTGTTCTTAATTAATAATGATTTTAAGGGAATCAATTTATTGAAAATTTAATTATTATTTTAATCAGGATTAGTTAAAGGCTACGTTTAATTAGTAATATTGCTACTGACTTCGGCTTAATTGCCGCAATAAATACGAGATTAGTAAAAGAATTCTATGAACTTCTAGTAATAGTGGCTAGTGGCTAGTGCTAGTGCCTAGTCAGTAATATGTAGATTACACAGGCTTTTAACTAATATTAGATTAAATTGTAGAAATAGAATTCAATAAATTGAATTTTTAAAAATCAAGAATTACTTAAGCACCTATAAACATAATGAACGCTAGCGAACAACAATATAGAAACTATATCCTTGAACTACACGAGGCACTTATTAATGGCTGGGCTTATTCACACGTCGGCTACTTTCACGAGAAGGTAGAGATTATCGGTGAGTGGATAGTAGAAACATTCGGCATAGATAGCAAGCAATACAAAGACTACCAAAAAGATATTATCTATAGATATTTCTAAATTTACACAGCCTTTTAACTAATCTTGATTAAATGTGGAATTAAAAAAATAAAAAATTGAATCATTAAAAATCAATAATTACTTAAGCACCTTACCCTGAACACTATGCCCCCTCTTATTGGAACACCTACTCACACTTACCTAACACTAGAACAATGGAATGAAATTGAAGGATTTTTAAGTAGTCTTTCACCTTTAACTAAAACACAACTACGGATAGAAGTAATCTCCAGTATTCCTAATCATAATGAATTTCTAGGCACTGATAAAAGTAAATGGTGCTACTTTGACCTACTAGCAAATTGGTGGATTGCTACTCGTTTTGGTAAAATTATCAATACAAATGACGCTTGGCGTATTCAAGAACTTAAATGGGCTAGTTGCTCTACTATGAAACATAATGTTAGTATTAGACCTATTCTACCCTACACGGATTCGGTGGACGAACTTCATACTAGTGAAATTTTTATGCCGCTATCCTACTCACCGTAATCTTTTACTAATATTTATTTAATAATACATTTTATTTTTAATAAATTGATTTAAAAAAATGTTTCATTAATATAATAACAAATAAACAAAATGAATATAGACGACTTCGCAGATAAATATAGTATCAACTCCATGGGTATCCCACTAGATAAAGATGGGCTACGCAAAAAGAAAAAGGAACTAGCAAAATCTAAACATTATAATGAATGGCTGCCGAGCAACCACTGGATTAAAACTCATAATTATAAGATATTTAAAAATTTTAAAACGATGGAAAAACAGCAGAAATATCTACAAGATTTACGCACACAGTTCGGCTACCGTGCTTTAGATACTAGCAATATATTCCAAGTAGATATAGATATAACTGACTCCGAGATAGAAACAGTCCCAGACGATTGGTGGAAGTTCATAGAATATCTAAAACAGAATACTAGTTATTTTACAAGCACTACTAAAAAGAAAGGGCTACACTTCTTTATTAAAAGTGATTGGATACCGACCGATAATAAAAAGGTATTAAAATATAATTTACGTAAGAAGGATAATGAATGGGGAATAGAAGGCGATAGCCAGATTGAATTATTATGCGGCGTATGGGGATGGTGTCCGCAAAGCAATCCAGTAGTAGATAATGGAATATTAGACGTAAACGAAGAAACTATTTTAAATTGGCTTCCTAGTAGTAAGGAGCAAGTAAAAACAGAAAAAAAACAGTCGGTAGCACGTGCGAATATTAAATTAGAAATACCTGACGAAGAATTTAACAACGAGCAAAAGCAATATTTAAGCCTAGGTAATATAATCAATATGGAATATATAGATAGTTATGACTCTTGGACGAAGATAGTATGGGCTTTGGGGAACGACTCGGTAAATAATAATTACTCAGTAGCAAAAGCGATAAGCAAAAGGTCGGCAAAATATAAAGAAAAGTCTTTTAATCAGTTATGGGATAATAGCCGTGGCGGTAATACGATAGGAACTTTCTTCCATTATGCGAAGATAAGCAACGAGAAAGAATACTATAAAATACGAGCGGAATACTGGGCGGACTTTGAATTTTTAGACGATGATGATAACCTAGCAAATTTTTATATAGATACAAATAAAACTAATCACGTATGCTTAGATAGCGACCTATACACTTTCTATAATGGTAAGTGGAGAATTGAAGAAAAAAAAAGCCATTTTTTAAAAATACTACTACCTGAAGTAATAAAAAAAATAGCCTGTGAATTGAAAGACACAGTAGGTAGAGAAATTAAAAAATATGCGTGTGAAAGCGACAAGTCTATGTTTAATAGTTTTATTGAAAAAGAAAAGAAGGTAAATAAATTACTAGGTAGAATAAATACGATGGCTAAGATAGATTCAGCCACTTCTAGAACGATGAACTACCTAGCAACACAAGACTACAGCGAGATAGAATTTGAAACAAAGCAACACTACCTAGCGTTTAAAGATGTTGTATTTGACCTAGACCTATTACAGCAGATAAATCCAAAACGCGAAGACTACATATTAAAAGATACTGGCTACAATTACAGAGAACCGACAAAGAAAGAAACCGAGTTGGTAGATAAAATCTGGAATGAAATTTTCCCTAATAAAGATATTAGTAATACATACTTACATATACTAGCATCATCACTCACAGGCTACTCACCTGAAAAATTTATTTTCGCAACTGGCGGAGGTCGTAATGGTAAAGGTGTTATAAATGAATTATTCGGCGAGCTGATGGGCGGCTACTATCACCAGTGTGCGGCAGGTATTTTATTAAATACACAGTCGCTAGGTGCTTGTCCTGCGGTGGCTCATATGGATAATATGCGTGTAGTAATCTATAGAGAACCTGATGAGAAAAAGACTATAAATACTAACTTTGTTAAAGAACTAACAGGTAGTGAAACTATTAATGGAAGGCTTTTATTTAGTAATAAAAACACAGTCCATTTAAAAGCCAATCATATATTAGAAGCCAATAAATTACCCTTGCTAGATGGCGAAATAAACCAAGCAGTAATCCAAAGAATTGTCGGCATAGAATTCCAAAGCACATTTACCGATGACGAAAATGATTTAAAACTAGATGGATTTTATCCTATCAATCCATACTATAAAACAAAGGATTTTAAAGCCAAACATAAATTTGCTCTATTAAAAAAGATAATGGATTATATGCGAGATTTTAAATGCGAGCATGGAGTTAATGTATGGGAAAAATTCCCAATACCAGCAAGGGTAAGAGAAACTACACAGGCATACCTAGACAAGTGCGATGGAATTAAAACGTGGCTGAAAACAGTAATAGAAACTTGCGACATATCTGGAAAAACGGCAGCGGAGATAGTAGCCGAAGGACTCTACATAAAGCCTAGTGAAATTGTAAAATCATTAAAGTGTAGTGAATTATGGGAGCATTTTACGAAGGAAGAACGCCGACAGTATAACGACCAATACTTCCAAAATTATTTTAAAAGAACAAGACCTTATAGCGTGAAATTTAAAGAACATCTACACAAAAAAAGAAATTGCTTAACTGGCTACAAATTTACCGAGCATAATGATAGCGATAGCGAAGACGACTTATAAAGCAACAATTTATTATTTATTTTTTTATATATTTAAAAAAAAGACCATTTACATTATATAGAATGGCGAAGACTATCGGAGCGATTACAAAGAATAAGAACATATCGTGGCGAGTCCAAATGAGAACCGCTGATGGAATACAGGAAGCAAACTACCCAAACCTTAAATTATTATGTAGCGATTTAAATATTCATCGCACAAACGTCTATAAAATCCGTAATGGATTTACAAAGCCAATAAGAAAAAGACATATAATCAGTATTGATAAAATCAACGATAGTATTGAGGCTTAACCGAGTATTCATCCCTACCTATCTTAATTTTTATTGCGTTAATAGTTTTCTTTTTACCGAATGCTTTTACAATAGTTTGTAAAGTAGAACACTCACTACAGAAATTACCGCCAGACACCCAGCCTAGCCAAGTTTCTTCGCAAAGCATACAGTAGCCCATATAAAATAATATAGTATAATTATATATATAACTATTATGGAAAATTTTAAAGTAAAATATATCAGTAAATTTTTTGTAGATGGAAAATTAAATAATAAGGAGAATGAATGCTACTATTCCAGCATCCAAGATATTTCTAATGCTTTCGGTTTAACTAAGCGTGAAATAGAAAACTTCTATACAGCGGTAAAACCTAAAAAGGTAGATTGCGTTATTCTATCTATTGAAAAATTAGAACAAAGCCAAGAAAGGGTAAGTAGGGTAGTAGTATTTAATTAAGTGGAAAATTATTGATAGCAGGGCATAAAATTCCATTAATATTTATATTAACACTTGTAGTAGTAGTTGGGGCACCAGCATCGGGGATAATATTTACCATAATCATTTTACGACTATCAACTCGTCCATTAAGTCTATAGACAAGTTGATTATAATTACTAGTCAGCCTAAAGTCCCCTATACTCGCTCTTACTCTGCTACTACCTAAATCATATTCATAAATACGCATAGTAGCAGGGAAGCCAATAGCACTTATATTTACATCGGTAATAATTAAGGTTTTATTATTAGGAACTATAAAGTAAGCACCATGGCTTAAATTATCTCCAGCAGGAATCTCAGCAAAGATAGTAGCACCAGTTGAATCAGTAATAAATATATCGCCATCATTTTTATGAAGTCCGCCAGTATTAACGACTTCTACTCTATGAACTCCAAGAGCAAGAACTCCTACAATATGTCGCCCTGTTGTCGCAGGCATAGTAAATCCAGCAATTTGCTCTTCGTAATTACCATCAATATAATGAATGGCTAACCCCCTACAACCACTTCCACCACCAGTATCGTTTGTAGAAACATTTTCCACGTATATATTAAATTGAGTTTGTCCTATCTGGAATACATCGTAATTACTTACGCCTACAGTATATTCAGCCGAGTTCTGTTGTTTTGTAAGACCTAGTATATTTACTTTTTTAAAATCAGGGTGGATTTCCCTTATCATATCTACATTATAATCGTTTCCTAATCTTGTTAGATTACAATTAGCATCTATTTCAATTTTAGAATTTAACAAGGTTGAGGCATCAAACTGGGTGGCTACACTCGTATGACTAGAACATAAAACATTACCAGCAACAGAATTAGTATTCACTATTTCTATTTGTATAAATGCTGGAGTAATAGCAAAACGCCGTTGTAATTTTACATCAGTAAGTAGGGTTTTACTATAGAATAATGTTTTATCTGTTTCACTAAGAGTAGGACTGGAATAAATATTTAATACAATATCAATTTTTCCTTTTACAGTTAAATTTAGGGTAGAGTTTTCTGCTATATGAAAAAGGGCACTTTTAAAACCAGCAGTAGGCAATTCCCCCTGAAACGAGCCAATTTGTAATCTAGTATAATTTACAGGTGCTTTCGTTCTAGCCGACATTACTATATAATAATAAATATAAAAAAAAACTCTACTTTTAAAATTATTTTCTATGTAAAGAATATTAAAACAAATGGAGCAACCTTCACAGAATACCACAAAGATGATTTCACTAGTTCCAACCAATGGAACCGAGTTTGATATTACACAGGGGCAAAAAGTTATTTTTGAATTACCACCCAATCTCGGTTTATTAAAGGGTAGAGATTCACACCTAGTCCTAGATATTTGTAATACATCAAGCCAGAATAACAGATTAGCACTTAACACTATGGCTGGATGCGAAGCAATTATTGCTAGAGTTGATATTTATTCGCTCAGGGATGGAACACATATAGAAACTATGAATAACTACAATATGATGGCTGCTATGGCTAATCAGTATTTATACGAAGATAAGACTAATTTAGCCTCGCTTCAGGGTTGCGGATGCGAAGTCTATGCTAAGCACGTTGTCGCTGGAGCAACTGTAAATGTAGAATCCGACAGCGATTGCGTAGAAAATACACAGTTATCGCCTGTAGACCCTCAGGGGGTTAATGTAAAAGAAGCCTACAATTTTAGACGTTATGTAGCCCCACTAAAATCAGGATTTTTAGGAAGATGGTGGGACGATGAACTTTTATGTCCCCTAATAGCAGTAGGGGGAGTCAGGGTAGAACTTACTTTAGAAAACCCAAACAGAGCCTTCCAGTGTATCCAGACTTCTCAGGAAGATGCCCTCGGTAATGCTAGAGGTAATCTTGACCCAGTCGGTGCGGATGGACGTGGAGCAAAATTAGCCAATAATGCTGGGGCTGCTACAAACACATTCCAGTTTGCTGGAACTACCGCAGATGCCCTAGGATTATGCGAAGGTAATGTATGCGATATTACTGGCGATGTTGGAGCAGGGCAAGTAGCAATGGCTACAGGTAGAACTATTACCCAGTTAAATGAAACTGGTGGAAATGTTAATGTAGTTTTTAATGGTGCTGCCTTCGGTGCTGGTTCCACTAATAACGCTTGTAGATTATCCAATTTTGTAAAGACTGCTAGAGTTCGTCCTCAGTGGCGTTGCGTATCGGTTGCCCCTCCACAGAATCTCATTTCACAAATCGGTAGCGGAATGAACTATGAATTTACTACCTATGACTATCACATTTCATCACTAATTTCATCAGCCACTCAGCATCAGGTAGAACTTAATTCAGTCGCAACTCGTGCCCAGTGTATTATGAGTAATTTTGTAGATACTGGATTAGAGGAACGTGCTATGTTCTCAAGTTATTTCGCAGGTGGAACACCAGCCGAAACAAACCTTAACTCGGTTCAGTATTTCTTAAAGAATAGATTACAGCCAGTAAGAGCATATAATCCACAGACAACTGGCGAAAGAATAATCGCACAGCACGAACTAGCAAAATCATTTGAAGCCATTTCTCACGAAGCAGTTGATTTAGGTAATAGCGAGGGTGCGAACTTAAATGTTTATACAAACACATTTTACATAGGTCGCCAGTTAGCAAAACGTCCATATTATTACGACCTTAAAGATGCCGAAGGGCAGATTAGATTACAATTCAGCGGAACAAGAACTAACAACGTATCCATTAATACATTTGTATGGAATAAAAAGATATGTTCTATCGGTGCTGGAGCGGAAATCGCTATCCAGTTATAATCACCATAATACACGCCGTGCGTGATAATTAGGACTAGTAGTAATATTCTTAGTCAATTCTCCTGATTTATTTTTAATACCACCACTACGACTTAAAAAATTTTTACGTCTGTCTTTGTCGCCGTGATTTAATCTTTTCGGTAATAGCCCAGTTCTATCTTTAAAATGACCCATATTTATATCGCCAAAGTGAATAGTCTTGCCTTTGACTTCTACCATTAGTTTCTTACCTTTCTTTGAAGACCGTTCATAATTAAAACGCCCCACTTTCACCATAATAAAATAATCATATATTATTTTATATGCCGCCTAAAAAAATACCAAAACAATACGCCCCTAAATCGCTCACACCAGCCGATAGAAAAAAGCAGATAGACTCTATTAAGAAAGGAAAGGAACGACCGAAAGTAGATAGTTTTAAAAGCAAACGGTCGCCACACGTCATTAAATTTGAAAAACGCTATGGGACTAAAATTACCGACGATGCTTTTATACATAAAAATTTATTGCGTCCTGCTGGAGTAAAGCAGATACTAGCAAAAGGTGCTGGAGCATATTACAGTAGCGGAAGCCGTCCTAATCAGTCCGTTGCCTCATGGAGTAGAGCAAGGCTAGCCTCCGCCCTGACTGGGGGTGGAGCGGCTAAAGTTGATAAAGCCATTTTAATTAAATATAAAGTAAAGAAATAATGGGAATTAAGGAGCAATCTATTAAATTATTCAATAGATTTGGATATAAATATAAAATTAAAATCTTGGAATTATACTATAGTAAAATGGCTCACGAGTTTTTAAAGGAACTGGAAGGCGATATTCCAGCAATTTATAGAATAGCAATTCCCACTTATAATAGACCTAAAATATTCAAGGAAAAGACATTAGCCTTATTACAAAAATCTAACGTATCTATGAACGATATTGATGTCTTTGTAGAAAATGAAGAACAACTAAAATTATATTCCCACGAATTAATAGAAGACTACCCTAATTTACAATACATTATTACGCATACTAAAGGGATATGCGAAAAAAGAAACTACGTAAGATACTATTACGCAGTAGAGAATTATAATAAATACGTTTTTAATATGGACGATGACCTAGACATTATAATGGATAAAGACGATAACCAATTCACCGACTTACATAATTTTATTACTAGTGGATTTACTGAATGCGAAAGAGTTGGGGCTACTATGTTTGGAATATCTCCGCTTCATAATCCATTCTTTTTACGCAATAATATTAGTTATAGATTGAATTATATTATTGGGGCTTTCTTCGGCGTAATTCACGAGGAAGAAGGCGAACTACCCTATATGACTGAACTAGAACACTATGAAGACTTTGACTTTTGCTTATACCACTATTTTAAAGATAAAAAATTAGTCCGTTATAATAATTTAGGATTAAAAACAAAGTATTTTGAGCCTACTGGCGGCATTACGTTCCAGATGGGTGGGCTACAAGCACGGCACGATTATATGAATAGCCATTCACAGTATATGGTAGATAAGTGGGGTGAAGATGCTGTAAAAATCACAAAAAATAAATGGGGAACTGGACTTAAATTAAATCATAATCATAAATTTAAATAATATATCATCTATTATTATAAAATATGAAGAATAACCTTAGAACTTTTACCCTAAATGCTAACATCAATAATAATGAATTTCAGGTAGTTTTCAAGCAGCCATTACTTATAGCACCAAACAGTAAAGTAGAATTTAAATTGGCTAGAATTGAATGGACTGGAGCAGTAGGCTACCGCCAAAGGTCTTACGCTATACAAACTGATTTACCTATTACAAACTTCTTTGCTAAGCAAAACGCTGACGCAGGTAATAGAAGCGAAGCCGTGGAAGATAGAATACTTGCCTATGTTCCACCAGCACAAAACGATGACGTTTCAGGCGACGACCCTGCTGGAGGTGTTCCATTAGTTGCTCTTCGTGTCTATGAGCCTTACCAAGATATTACGCATCCATTAGATAATAATGTTATATCTTTGAATAGTATGAATTTTAAATTATTAGACGGTAATGACCTTACACCATTTACAGACATATTAGAAGCAACTATTCAATTTACTATTTATGAGTGTTAAAATAATATACAATATAGATATATGGATAAAAAGAAAGCAGCACCGAGTGTAGCAGAAATGAAAGCATTAAGAGCGGCTTGTCCTAGTATTAGGGAACTGGATAATAAAATTGAAAGAGAAGAAGAAAAGAAAAACTCTAATATTGAGTTAATCTTTGATAAAAAAAAACGGCGAAAGACTAAGAACTAGCAATATTTACATTTACACGCACATTTTTCTTCACGAGTATGAAATGGATAGAAACGCCAAAACACGTTTTTAATTATATTAAAAACTGATTCACAAATACCACTAGTATTATCCATATTTGTTAATATATAATATTATTATTTTTTTATATTTAGATAGTATCTATAAAAATGGCTGATTTACAAAGACTTACAAATTATCAAGTTAGCGACCAAGAATCCAATATGGAAATCCGCACAAACAGATTAGACCCTATCGTATCAAGTGCTACAAGATACACTTTTAGACTAGACACTTCAAGTTATATTGATAGAAATTCTATGCTTGTATTTAAATTACACACAACAGCAGCGGCTAGCGGCAATTGCCGTGTTAATTGCTTATCTGGAGCATTAGCCGCGATAAAATCAGTAGAATTACAGATTGGCGACTTTCAAGTCCAGAAAATTGATAATGTTAATAAGTGGGCTACATTAAATCACGTTCTATCACGCTCACCACAAGTCCAGAATAAAAAATTATCACACTACCTCCATAATGCCTTAGACGTTATAGTCCAGCGTGCTGCTGGAGCAACAAACCCAGAACTTGTCGGAGCATTAAGACCATCTAATACTACCTCAGGTATTAACTACGGTGCTCCAACAACTGGGGCTGCTGCGGCTATCAATTCACAAGCATTAGACCAGAACGCCTCAGCAAACCAGCAGGTCGGTATTCCATTAGGAATGCTTTTACCAGTTTTAGAAGGTAGAGATTTACCAACATTTTTATTCACAAATTACAAAGTCCATTTAACTATTGAATTTGAGAGCGATAGTGGAGTTTTCGCCAACGATATTACACAGAACGGCTATGGTGCTGGTCAAGCATTAAGAGCCGCCGCTGGAACTGTTCTATTCAGCGATGTTGAACTTCTTGTAGATGAATTAATTTTACCAGCAAGAGTCCAGAACGCCGTTTTAGAAGAAACCGTAAAAGAAGGTGGCTACCAAATTACTTATATAGGCGTAGATAATATTAAGAAAACTATTAACGCTGGAACAGCCAATACAGAGCAGAGCATAGAGCATAGATTAAATTTATCCAATCAGGAACTACACTACGTTCAGTTTTTAAAATCACTTCCAGACGAAACAAACGATAAAGTAGTTTGCGGTATGGGTTGCGATGCTATTTCACTACAGGAAGTCCAGTTTAATGTTAATGGCGTTGATATATACCCAGCAGGTTTTGTAGAAAATCCAATAGAATTTTATAATAACGTCAGTTATAATTTAGGTAGAGATTTACAGGTAGTAAAGCCTTTTTATGTTAAAGACCCAGCCACTTGTGCCTCATTACTTTCACCTCCACAGATGGGATTACTCGGTAAATATTCACCTATTTGCCTAGACCTCAAGAACGGAGAACCAGCAATTCGCGGTGGCGGTAGATTTATCGGCGAATATCCAATAAGAGTTTTATACAAACGTAAGCCAGTAGCAGAAACTACTTCTACTTGGTTTAATGGTGGGGCAGGTAATAATGTAATAATCTGTAATAATGAAACTGGAACATTAAATTGTGATTACTTTGTAGGTCTTACACGTATAGTAAATGTTAAGACTCTTCCTAATGGCTCACAAAACGTAGTAGTTTCTAATATGTAAAATCAATAGAATTTTAATTCTCTGTTTAATATATCTTTATACTTAGTATGGAAAAGGAAAAAGACCTTAGCATTTATCCAGTTAAAATTGATATGAGTAATATGGATATAGTAGATAAATACCCACTATTACCAATACCTTTTTTTATGATTCTTTTAGGTAGAGTAAAGGCTGGAAAAAGCACTATTTTAAATTCGCTTTGTTTATCGCCTCGCTTTTATGGAAACGATTTCCAAGTAAAAATTCTTATATCACCGACATTACACGACCCTGCTATGAAGCATATGGTAGATAATTTTGACTTTGTTTTTGAAGAATATAGCGAGGAATTATTACACGAAATAATAGAAATGATTGAGAATGATGAAAACGATAATAGATATTTACTAGTAATGGATGATGCTATTACAAGTAATTTTAAGCAAAATAAAAATGGGAAAACTGATGCCTTTTCTAGTTTGACGACAAGGTATAGACATATTACAAACCAGCATAGCGGAAAAGAAAGTAGATTAAGTATTATATTGACTCTACAATATTTTAAATTTTTAACGCCGATCGTGAGAACCATGGCTATGGGTCTTTTAATATGCGGCGAACTTTCCGATAGTGAATTGAGAAAAATAGCCGATGCTTATGATTTTTTCGGTGGAAATAGTAAAAAATTCTTAGAACTGTATAGAAAATGCCGAATAGAACCTTTTGACGTTTGCTTTTTGAATGTTGATAGTATGGAAATGAGAAGAAATTTTGATAAAATTGTATGGAGTAAAAAAGACGAAATAGAAAAAATGAAAAAAAATGAAGAAAAAATAATAACTGAGTAGAAAATATCACAAATGAGTTTAGCAGATTTACTAGCACAGCACTCTAGAGATATTCAGGCAAGAATCCAACACCAAAATGACGCCGATAATGAAGTATCAGTTAGGAAAGCATCTACTTTAGAAGAAAAATTCCAACACGCAAAAGACGCTATTGAAGGAGTGGGAGCAGAACTTGGCTCGGCAGGGGCTACCTTCCACTTAGGGCGTAAAATTTACACAAAATACAAGCAAAGACAAGCAAGACTAGGACAAGACGATAGCACAGTAAAGAAAGGAGCAAACAGCGAAAGCACTAGCACCGATTCAGCAAAAGCAAACGCAACTGAAGAACCTGCTGCCGAAGAACCTGCTGCCGAAGCACCAACCGAAGCCGATGAACCAGCAGCAAGTTTAGAAGATAGAGCCGATGACGTCCAAGCAAGATTTAAAGCATTAAAAGAGAGAGTAGCAGGGCAAGGTGCCGAAGCAACAGAAGAACCAGCAGCATCGGTTGCTGTAGAAGACCAAGCAGGACCCAGAAATGCTTTCGGCAAAACAGCACAGAAATTTAATAGACGAGCACAAAGAAAACTTAGACAGGGACAAGAAGAAAGCCAACCAGAATCTACAACTAGTCCTGAAACTACTACACCTGATTCAGGAGCAACTAATGTAGCAGAACACGCGGAAAATGTAGGCGACGCACAGGCATCGGCTCCAACTGGAACTGAAGAAGCAAACCCATTATCTACAAGACAAGGGACACCATTACAAGAGAGCGAAGGAGAAACCGCAAGACCAGCAAACGTGTCGGAGTCTAACGGTGATAATCCAGCAAACGCAGCCACAGAACAACGCGGCGGAAGTGGAAGTGGAACAGAAAGCGGAGCAAAACCTCAAGTAGCCGATGAAGCCGAAAGACCTACAGGGGCATCTAATTCTGTTGATGGTGGTGCTGGTAATGTTGATGATGGAATTAATGGGGCAAAATCATTAGCAAACGATGCGTCGCAAGGGCTTGAAGATGCTGGAAAACAGGTAGGCAAAAAGTTAGGAAGTGGATTAAGCGACGTATTACCTGAAGTCGGTGAGGCTCTTGACTTTCTGGGACCCATCGGCGAGTTTGCTGGATTAATTACTGGGCTTGTCGGTGTATTTGAAGGGCTAGGTCATAAGCAAGATAAGCCACAGCAACAGACTGGAACAACTGGAGATATAGCACCTGAGGCGGCTGGGGCTGGACTTGATACAAAAGCATTAACAAGTGTAGCAGCAAAAGCCACACCTACATTATTTTAATTTTTTACCTATACCTTCTAAAAAATCCCATAATGGAACTAGGTTTTCTTCTTCTAACTTTGTAGTGGCTTTTAATCCTTCCATTAAATCTCTGTAGAGTGTCGGTTTTTTTATAACTTTTCTACCTTTTATTCCAAATAAATTTTCTACTTTGCTTAGATTTTCTAATTGAGAAATCAACTGGCAGTTGCTAGGCTCATAATCTTTATCATTATCTATTCTATCTAGTTGTAGTTTGCTTTCCTCATTCCACCCATTTTCCATAAGCCAGTTATTAAAATTTAATAGTCCTTTATCTGGTAATAGCCAAGAGTCTGCTACTCCAATACCTCTTCCACCGTAATTTTTAAAATCTTTGTTTGTTTCGTCATAACATCGCCTTAACATATTATGGTATTTTCTATAAACTTTTGTCTGGGATAAATTATGGCTTTTTTTTACTGGTAAATGCTTGATTCCATTACATTTTAAACACGAATCTGTTTTTCTAGTCTTATATTTACTATATAGGATAGTGCGTTTTTCATCGCAATCAGGGCAGCCTACTGTAATGTATTTACACATTTTGTTAGTTTTACAATTAAATTTATTAGTTATTACTATATCCTTCTGGTATTGATTCATTTATAATAAAATGAATTATTAAAAAATGAATTATTAAACGCAAAAATAATATTAGTAGAATATATATGCTACACTACGGCGAATACAATTTTAAGGATAGTCTTTTAAATTTAAAAAGAATAAATAGAATATTTCCAGAGTTTTTTGACTTTGATACGAATACATTTAACAACGTAATAGCCGAAGACAGCGAAAAAATAACTACAGAACTTCTAGTAAGATATTCGCCTTTGACTGTTTTACGTAGTCTAGAATTTATGATAGCCTTTCTAAAGGCAAATAATGCTAGTGAAGAAATACTGGAACGCTACAACGAAAATTTGAGCGATTTAATAGATATGAAAAATAACCCACAGAACTATTTGAAAATACCTAGTTATAATTGTTTGAGGCAGAAGGTAAATGCTGAATATACTAAATATGTAGTCGCAGGAGTGTCCTATACAAATTTTAGGAATTTTATGTTTTTGACTTTTTTAATTTACGAAATACCCATAAAACTACACCACCTAATAAATATAGAGTTCGTAAAAAATAGCGAACCAAGTGAATGCCTAAAGAAAAAATTATATTTAAACTGGAACACATTAGATAATAAATTTACTTTGATATTTAATATTCATAATAATAGAACATTAGTAGAGCAAATACATTATGAACTAAGAAGTAGTCTTTGTAGCAAAATTTTTTTGAAATATATAGCAACTTATAAAAAAAATAATAATCTTTTCTTTTTTACTTCGGCTAGTGGAAGAGAATTGAAAAAATCCAATATAAGTAATGGATTGATGAATTTTACAAACAAACTAGTTAATTTACCTATTACCATACACGATATAAGACAAGTCTACAAAAAAATGCCTGAGTATGAAATCTACAAAATGTTATATAATTTCTAATTACTTTTTACTTGTATTGATTGTAAGTGATTTACCACTTCCAGTAGTATTAGGCTGACTTATTCTATAATATTGAGCCGCAGGGCTGACTATATTTACGACAAAATCGCCAGTAGAAAAATCTTGCGATACAAAATGTTGAGTATTCTTGAAAAATGTTGAATTGTCCGCACTTGTCTGGACTGATATAATATCACTAGTATTACTACTATTACCGAAAATGGTTAAATGTTGAAATCCATTCATATTAGCAGTAGTAGAGGTTGTAGTTGCTCCAGCCGCAGGGGAAGCAGTATCAGTAGAATTTGTAGTATTAGCCCCAGCAGTAGAAACTGGAATTGCGGATTGATTACTAGCAATTACTACTGAAAGTGAATCGCTCATAATATCCTGACCGAGAGCGGCTGGAAGTTTTGCGGAAATTCCTGTTAGGGTAGTTGAAGCGGTTGCGGTTGAGGTGTCTATAGTTCCGAGGTGTGCTTCGGCATTAGTTAGAATACCGTTAGCGGTGTTCTGTAATGAACTAGTGGCGACATTACTCTGGATACTTGATAAACTAGCGTCCATAGTCTGTAATTCGCCTAGAGCATTACCGAGGGTAGATTCAGTCGCCGCTCCTGATGGAAGGGCTGAAGTGATTACATCTACTTGAAGTTCGTTGCCTGATACCGCTGCTGCTAGTGAGGTTGTATTACTAGCAATAGTGCTAGTATTACTATCAATATTAGAGGATGTGGATTCGGTAGCAAGTCCAACTGTATTTGCTACGATGTCTACATTCTGGGTATGGGTTGAAGAACTAGCAGAAACATCTACCTTTAAATTACCGTTAGAATCTACTTTTACTGCTTGTAAGTTGTTGGAGGGATTGATTGCGAGATTGAGTGAGGACATATTTGGTAATATATGTAAATATAAATTTGCCTAGTAAAAATTAGGTAATAAAATTAATAATTTATTTTTTAAATTAAGTAGCGTTTTGATACTGTTATATTAAGAGTTGATGGAATCCCAGTAGTATCAGTCTGCGAAGCTCGGTAAAATTTAAATGCTGGTTGGCTTAATTCAATTGTTCTAAGTGGATATACTAGTTGGGTAAGTGTAAAATAAGTCGCCGAATCTATTGACGCTTGAATAGTTATTGGGTCAGTAGTATTTGAACTGGAAAATGCGATACCTACTACATTAAAAGCAGTTGTATCAATAGCAGAACTATTACCAGTTCCACTTCCCCCTATAAGGACTGACTCAGTGCTAGTTGTAGGGGCTGTTCCGCCGTGTGATGCCCCTGCTAAATCTACCTTTAATGCTTTGCTAGCATCTGTTATTAAATCTACTGTTGTATTACTTGGATTAATGGCTGAGATAATAGGCATTATATTCTATGTTATAATAAAACATTTATTTTTTTTTCTATTGATTAATATTATGAGCGACAACATTAAACTAGAAGTGCGTGAAGACGAAGTATTTGATAAAAAAAAACCTGAAGGCAAACCGAAAAGAACACTTACCGATAAACAAAAAGAAGCCCTAGCAGTTGGAAGGCAAAAGGCAAAAGAAAAAAGACTAGCAAAACTAGACCAAGAAGCCGAAAAGAGAGTGGAAGCAAAGATTAGAAAAGAGCAAAAAGATTTACTTAGAGCCGATAAACAGAAAGCCGACCATAAAAAAGAAAGAAAGAAAAAATTAAGCGAACAAGAAATTGCTAGAGAAAAGGTGAAACGTTTTGAAAAAGAAAAAAAACTAGGTAAATTTAATTCTTTAAAAATGGCGGCACTAGAAAATTGTAATACCGTGAAAGAATTTGATACCATGGATAAGATATTAGGATTGATAAGCGAAGAAGATATAATGGATGATACACGTGGAAAAGCAAAAATGAATAAAATTCTATCATCGGTTCGCAATTATTCTAACAAGAATAAATAAAAAAATCCCTTTAGTATATATCAATAATGTCTAATTCAATCTATATTGATGTAAATGCTAAAAATGCTAGTTCCATAAATGAAACTAATAATAGATTCTCATATAGATTACCAACAGCATTAGAATTGCCTATAGGAACAGAAATCGGCTTACAGAGTTCTATTATTAATTTAAAAGGTATTAATGGAGCATCAGTGGAATTAAATGAAGATATTGAAGAAACTATAGCATTTCAATACTACGGCGTAGATACTACATATAATTCGCCAGTTTTCCAAACTGAAGAGGCTGCTGCTACTTTGCTTGAATATACTTTGATAACCGACTTAGGTGTTCGCTTTTCAACAAATTGTATAAATGAATTTCCAAATGCTACTGGGGCTGTTGATTTAGAACAAGAATCTAATTTATCGGCTGCTGGATATACCGAAAATATGATGCCTTTAGTTGCGAATCTTGATTGGGGCGATGGAACTTTCGCCGCTGTCCCTATGACTGGAAAAGCAAAAATTAAAATTAAAAGGGGCATTTATTCTATCAATAAAATTAGTAATATCATTAGCGAACAAATAAATGTTAATAGAATTATAGGTTCGCAAAATCAGGACTTTTATGAATTCCAAAAATTAAACAAGCAATTTAATGGATATAATGTTAATAATTCAACTAATAGAAACTTTGTTCTACAACAATCCCTTTACTATGATGATATAAAAACAGGTTTTAAAAATGTTAATACAGATACAGCATTTATTAAATTAAAAAGAAGTGAAGGGCAACTAGGAGCAGTTGATTTTACACAAACTAGAAAAGGAGCAGCAACCTTAGATATAGAGCGGTCAGGTTTTTGCTCCATTGTAGGTGTTTCAGGAAATACAAATAGAACTATAAGAAATAACGCCGCTAAAGGTGCTCTCGGTGCTGGATATGCTCCACCTGAAAGCAACCTTGCGAACATAACGCTACAGACTGGAATTTTTAGTAAATACTATATGGGTTTTGAGGCTTCCAATAAATATACTATGCCCTTAATGAAACGGTCATTAACTACTGCTACTTATAATCCTTTTTTAAATGGCTTAGCATTCGGCACTACTGGCTTTGAGATAAAATATGATGATGATAATAGTGGTTTTTCAATATCTAAGGCACACGAAGGAAGAAAGATTCCAACAATAGATAGGTTCGGCACAACTCTAGAATCAGCAGGTCAGGAATGCGTTTTTAATAAAGTTGTAGTTCCTAGCCAACAAGGCAGCCAAAGCGATGAAACTACATTTACATTAAATAATATTATGAGTAGAATATCAGGGATTTTAATTACAAACTGGGCTGTAGATACTTGCGAAAAAGAAGGGGACGTAGAAGATAATTTCTCCAATCCAGCATTGACCGCTGATGAGAAAAAGAGTTGTAGAGAATATAGGCTTTTTGATGATTATTTTACTTCCAAAGATAAAGCACGAGCGGCTTTCAATAAAACTATATGGGGTAGATTAGGTTTTCAATATGATGAAATACAAAACTCCTCTATTAATGGTGCTGGAACTAATACCGAGTTTTGGTTTGGGACGACTCTAAATGTAGATGGATTCACTACAAATCAATCAATTGATAGTAGTATTATTCCTAGTATATCAACACTTTTTAACCCACTAGCATTAAGCGTCTCGGATAAAATACCACCTGACCCAAGTAAAAAACCTACACCTATGGCTCGTGGAGCATTACCAGCAGTCAGCGACGTTCAATTTTATAATCTACAAGGCATTTCCGTTCCAGTAGATTCTTACAATAATAATTTAAATGCTGCTTCTACTGTTAATGTCGCATCATATCAAGGCTCTTTCTATAGGGGTGCTGTAATGATTCCAGTAATAACAACAGCCAAAGATTTTACGGCTAATAATTTACCAACACTATCGGAGAATGGCTATATGTTAATAACTAGTAGTATTGTTGAGCCAAATGATACATTAAAAGACCAGCAAACAGTAGGTATTTTAGACGTAATCCCCAAGTCCAATTTAAGTAATCAAGATTATATAGCCGATAGAAATGTATTAAGCCATACTCTTTCTAATCCAAAGGTAATTAATGAAATAGATATTAAAATATTAAATCCAGATATGACCGATATACCATTACAGGTAGATTCTAGTTTATTATTTAAAATTACTTTCCCAGTTCCTAAGCCTACTAATGTTATTGAAAATGAGGCAGTTAATATTAAGAGCGAACAGGTAGCAGGAGTCGTTGCTAGTGTAATTCAAGCGGAAACCGACAAGAATGTAGCCCAGACAAATATGCGTGTAGATATTAGTAATACACAAGGAGAGCAAGACGCAGGTAGCGATGGAGTGCTTCCAGATGAATTAAGACAAGCCCAACAAGCCTATGTATTACAGGCACTTGACGGCGATATAGAACCTGACCCCGACCAGCCACCGCTGGACTTTGATTATGACGATTACGGTGGCGGTATGTATGGCGACAGAGAAGATTTAGCAGACATAGGCGTATTACCAAGAGCAGACCCAGAAGCAGGTTTCGGTGCTGACCCCTTTATAGCAGGACAAGAGCAACTAGCACAGAGAGAACAGGCAGTAGTAGATGCTGACCCTGACCCACCAGCACAAGAAGACCCTGTAAGGGATGTCTTAGCAGAACCAGCCTTTTTCCCTGATGAAGAACCCAAACCCAGTAAGCCCCCTCGTGATTTTAAAAGACCACCTAGAGAAGTTTTTAGAGAACCAGCCTTTTTCCCTGATGAAGAACCCAAACCCAGTAAGCCCCCTCGTGATGAAAGAACATTCCCAAGACCACAAATGACTCGCGGCGAAGAACCTCGCCCTGAACGTGGTGGAGCACCGCCAACAAGAATAGAACTTCGCCAAGAAAGGGCAGAATCCATTAAGATTAGAGAAAAAGCGGAAGGTAGAATAAAACAGTTAGAAAGTGATAGAGCATTAGCACAGGGAAGACAAAGAGCAATCGGTAGAAAGCCAAAACAGCAAATAGAATTAAAACGGCAAATAGAAAACTATAACGCTGAAATTAATAGACAAGAAGCAATTTTACGTGGATATTCACAAACTCCAAGAACGATTAGAGTAAGAAATAGACCGAGAGATATTCAGCCTATTGCTCGGCAAACATCCGCACGACCAAGAGGAGAAACACCAGCACAACGTGCTAGAGCAGCAGGGGAAGGAGCAGCAGCAGCAGAAACAAGAACTATAAGAGTTCGCACTAGAAGACCGCCACCCCCACCCCCTACTGGAGATGATTAGGTATAACGTCTTTAATTAAGTCTGCGTCAAATACTACTTTTTTTGCTTTATTCATCAGCATTTTATTTTTAAAAAAGACAATTGAGTAGCGTGTCCCAGTGAAATCATCTACCCAGTGTTTATATTTACTACCATCAAATTCATACGTTTGCCCTTGTATGTCTATTTCTTTTACGCCATCTGGATATTCTACATTCAGTAGCCCACCAGTATAATCACCCAGTCCCAATATAATGCTAGTTCCGACATTAACAGAATCGTAGTGAGGTGGTATAGGAAAGCATTTATTTAATTGAAGATTGAACCACTCAAAATCAGGAAAATATAGACTGGAAAACTCTTCGGCTACTGATTCAAATAGAGGGTATAAATCCTTACATTTAGTCTGGTATAATCCTAGGTATTTCTGCGACTTTGTCCTTGTTTTCGTTTTAGATAAATAACCTCGCCACGTATAGCCATACAGCATAGAACCTACATTCCCAGTAGCATTAGAATGCCTATACAATTTCTGCCTTTCTGTTCCACTATAAAATTCCATTTCATTTAAATAACATTCCAAAATAGCACAATCGCCGTAAAAATCATCACCGTTGAAATAATCAGTCATTCTAGTATATAGTCTTCCATCATAAAAAATTTTAAAAAATTTTAAAAAAAATATTATTTGTAGATATTATCACAAAAATGCCTGTTAGCAAAGTATTCTTTAGCGTTCCCCCAATCAACGACCAAAGTGTTTCATCAGCCGCCGATGCTCTTTCTGGTGGGTTTTCCAATGTAAAAGGTAATGCGAACATTAAGTTCCAAATATCAGCACAAGATAGACTTTTAGATACAAGCGATTTATATTTAACTGGACGTATTCTCCACGTTAGAGCAAACGGAACACCACTGACTTTAAAACCAGCCGCCGCAACAACACTAGCAGAATTTAATGCTAGTAATGGAAACACCTTACAGGCTTATACAAACCAGAACGTTTCTAACTGGGGTGGAGTCCAGAATATGGTTAAGCGTATTTTCGTCCAGTCTAAAAAGACAAGTGTAAGTATCAGCGAACATAGAAACTATCCTATGTATGTAAATGCTAAGGAAGCATGGAGCAACGCCGACGCTGATTATCTAGTATCACCTTTAACTAGATTTGATGCCGCAGGAAATTTTGCGGACGAAGTTAATCGCCACTCATCACTTATGGATAACCAGAATACCGCCGCTGGAGCAGGACAGATGCCTAACGTAGCCACACAGAACGACAACGCATATGGTAAGCCATTTTCATTTAAATTAGACACAGCACTTTTAAATAATTCTAAGCCACTCCATCTCGGTAATAGTTATTTAGGTGGTATTATAATTAACCTTGAATTAAACAACGAAAACCAGTTCTATTATAATAGATTTGAAGACCAGTCTAACGGTGTTGATTTAGATGTCGCAGGTAGTTATTTCATCGTAAAAGACCTAAAATTAACTGGTAGATTACTAGTCCCTACTCCTGCTGACTTACAGGCTTATAATCCTAATATGTTGCTCGGTGATAGATTCAATCTTATTAACGACGTAAATTCATCCACAAACTCAGCCAAATACACACCAAACGCCGCCGCTGTTCGCTCTATAGTCAATCTTTACCTAGACCAAGACCAAGAAAACTCACGGTCGCAGAACGGTAGTAATTTCCGCATACCATTAGGTCTAACAGAATATACACAGCAGAAAAACAACGTAAGACAGCCACAGGACTT